GTCCACCCCCGCAGCTACGGCAGCGCTGGCGAGTCCGGCCGCATCACCGCCCTCAACGCCGGTGCCAGCGACGCGTATCCCGTGTTCCGCATCGACGGCCCCGTCTCCAACCCGAGCATCGAGCAGGTGACGGCCGGCCAGTCCCTCGTCATCGACGCCACCCTCCAAGCAGGCGAGTACCTCACCATCGACACCCGCACCCGCGCCGTCCTCTACCAGGGCACCAGCCCCCGCCGTACATGGGTCCGCGCCGGATCCACCTGGCCCCTGCTGCTGCCCGGCGAAAACGAACTCGCCTACCGCGGCGGCCCCGTCGGCGGCGGCGCGGGCACCCCGTCCCTTCTGACCGTCACCTGGCGCGACACGAGCCTGTGAGAAAGGAACCACCGCCATGGCTGTGATCAATCCCCCGGCGTGGATGCAGGCCGGATCGTACCCGGCCTCAACCGACCGGCTCGTCGTCTCGTCACTGCTGTCCTACCCGGGATTCCTGGTGGACGAGGCGACCCCGCTGCGGATCCGGCAGGGCGTGCGCCCCTCCTACCAGCAGCAGCAGTTGAAGGTGAGGGCGGCCGCGACGCCGAACATGACCGTGATCGTCAGCGGCGGCATGTGCTTCCTCGACAACCACGACAGCGGTGGTCGCGGAACGTACGTGTGCGTCAACGACGCGGACGTCGTCCTCACGATCGCCCCTGCGGGCGGGGCCGGGCAGTTCCGCAAGGACTGCGTCGTCGCGTCCGTCTACGACGCTGAGACGGCAGGCAGCGTCTCCGAGTGGCGACTCGAGGTGATCCAGGGAACCTACGCGGCGTCGGCCGGTGCAGCCGCCCGCCCGTCGCTGCCGCCGAACGCACAGATCCTGGCCGACATCGCGATCGCCCCGTCGCAGACCAGCATCGCCGCGGCGAACATCACCGACGTGCGGATGTACACCACCAGCCTGGGCGGCGTCCTGCCCGTCGCGTCCAGCCTTGCACCGACACGGCCGCACCCCGGCCAGGTCCTGTACCTGACCGACACCGACGAGACCCTTATCGGCAAGGCCGACGGCACGACCCGGCCCATCACTCCGGACCCGCCAATGATGGTGGTGACCGGTGCGCCGTTGCTGGCCTCCAGCTCCAGCGTCTACACCGCGCTTGCGTTCAACGCCAAGGTGTCCTCCTCTGGCGGGACGTCGTGGTCCTCCTCGTCGAACCCTTCGAGGATCACGGTGCCGAAGGCAGGCACCTACTCCGTGTCAGGCCGGATCGTGTGGCCCGGCACCCTCAGCACCGCCGACGCCCGCGCCGAGGTCCGCGTCAACGGCGTACAGGGACTGTCCCGGTTCAACACAATGCGCGGCTCCGGCGGCAACATGACCAGCGTCGCCGCAGGCTACGAGGTCCTCGCCGCCGGGGACTACGTCGAGATCGCCGCCAACCAGAACAGCGGCAGCAGCACGCCGCTGCTCACCCAGTTCGGTCTGCACCGGGTGTCGGGGGCCACGTCGTGACGACCGCGCTGGAGTCGCTGTTCGCGCAGCCGCAGGGCACCATCCCGGGATCCTCGGTCAAGCACACGTACACGTACCTGTTCTGCGACCTGATGACGGACACCCTCCTCGCCGAACTTCCCCTCTCCAACGTGGAGTACGGCACCGTCCTCAACGGCATCGGCACCCTCACCGCGCACGTCCCGTACGCCGCAGAAACCCTGCCGCTGGATCCGGAGGCGGCCACCGTCCCCGGCCGTACCGCGGTCTACGTTGACCGCGACGGCGTCATCGTGTGGGCGGGGATCCTGTGGACCCGCAGGCCGAACGGCAGCGGCCGGGACATCCAGTGCGCAGAGTTCCCCTCGTACTACCAGTACCGCTACATCAAGACCACGCTGTCGACCGAGGCCGGGCAGGTCACCGACCAAGATTTCGTGCCCGACGGACAACGCATCTGGCACGACCTGAAGTACCAGGTGTGGGCCCTGCTCACATACGCCCACGTCCAGCCGTACGGCAACCCCGGAATCTCCGTCGACCAGCTGACCGGCGCCGTCTCCGGCATCTCCCGCTCCGCCACCTACAAGGGCTACGAACGGCCCGAGATCTACAAGACCATCCACGACCTCAGCCAGGCCGAGGACGGGTTCGACTACGCCATCGAGGTCGGCTGGACCACGGCCGCCAACAACCAGCCGCCGACCCGCTACCGGCGCTGGCGCTTGTGGTTCCCGCGCCGCGGCCGGCCGGTCACCGAGTCCGGTCTCGTGTTCGCGCACGGCGGCCCCGCCTCCTCGATCGTTGACTACGACTGGCCCGAGCCGGGCACCGAGCTGGCCACCGAGTCCACGGGCATCGGCGAGGGCGACGGGGAGTCCACGCTCGTCCGCACGGCGCAGGCGACGGACATGCTCACCTCCGGCTGGCCGCTGCTGGAGGCGGTGACGAAGTTCGACGGCGTCACCTCAGCGTCTTCGCTCCAGGCGTTGACGAACGCCGACCTCAACGCCCGCTCGCAGGCCGCCGTCCAGCCCACGTTCACCGTTGAGGCCGACGCCGACCCACCATATGGCAGCTACCAGCTTGGCGACGAGGCCCTGTTCGTCATCGACCCCAGCGTCCGCATGCCAGGCGGGAAAGAGGAAGTCCTCCGCATCATCGCCATCGACGCCACCCCATCCGCTGGACCGGAGCGGGTCAAACTCACCTGCGCGGCGGTGTGACATGCCTGCCTACGCATCGACCCCGGACCTGGGGCAGCGCATCGTCCGCATGGAGCAGGAACTGGCGCAGCTGCGGCGCCGGTCGGCACCGGCTCGCGACGAGGTGCCCGTCTTCCCGACGACTGTGGAGGGCATGCCGGCCATGGACGCCACGACGTTCACGACGGTGTGGGAAACGGTCCTCGCCCCCCGGACCGGGACGCTGTCGGTCGGGCTGGTGTTCATCGGTGACCAGGCCGGCAGCCCGCTAGTGAACACAGGCGGGCAGTGGCAGGTGCTGCTCAACGGGGCCGTGGCCATGAGCGGATCCGTGGCCGCCACCTTCAGCTATCAGTTCGCCTCTCAGGAGCTGTCCCTCGCGGCCTACGCGAACGACTCCCAACTCCAGCTACAGATCCAGACCCGCCGTACTTCGGGCTCGTCGACCGGCGGCCGGTGGGGATTCGGCGGCTCCATCCTGATCGCCCCCCGCTACATCCGCCTCCTCTGAAAGGGAACGTCATGGCCATCAAGCTCGTGAGCCGCGCAGGGTGGGGCGCCCGCGCCTACCGGCAGCCGTCCGGCGGGACGCTGTACACCGGGAAACGCCGCGGCGTGAAACTGCACTACCTCGGCACCCCGTACAGCGACCGCACGCATGACCGGTGCGACGACTACGTCCGGCAGATCCAGGCGCAGCACATGGACGGCAACGGCTGGTCCGACATCGGCTATTCGTTCGTGGTCTGCACTCACGGCACGGTGTTCGAGGGCCGTGGCCTCCGTCGCCGGAACTCCGCGAACGGCAACACCACGCTGAACAACCAGGACTACGCCGTCCTGCTGATGGTCGGCTCGTCCGGCCTGACCCGGCCGACCACCGCGCAGCTGCACGGCGCCCGCGACGCCATCGACTACTGCCGCAGCGAGGGCCCGGCCGGCACATGGATCGGCGGGCACCGCGACGGCTACGCCACCACCTGTCCCGGCGATCCGATCTACGCGTGGGCCAAGGCTGGCGCACCCCGGCCCACCTCTACCCCCGCACCGTCCGAGGAGGACGACATGCCCCTGACCGACGACGACGTCAAGCGGATCGCCGAGGCGACCGCCTACGCCACGCAGGCCTACCGAAACAAGGCCGCCAACGAGGCCAGTCTGAAGGAGACCGGCAAGCCCATCCCGGACGCCTACGGCTACGACGTCCAGACCCACAGCATGACGCGGGCTCTCGTCGCAAAGCTCGACGCCCTCACTGCCGTGAACAAGCAGCTCGTCGACGTGGTCGCTGCTCTCGCCGCCGACCTCGGCGACCTCGATCCGGCCTCGATCGTCACCGAACTTCGGCAGGCCATCGAGTCCGTCGAGGTCCGCCTCGACGTCCCCGACACCACCCCCACTGCCTGACCCACCCGGGCCAGGCCACACAGAACGGAGCACCACATGTCCAACGTCACCACCATCACGAAGACCGCAAAGACGTACGCCAAGGACCTCGTCGAGCGCGTCGTCTGGACCGGTCTCACCGCGGGCGGCGCCGTCGCGCTCGCCGCAGGCCCGGGCGACATGTTCTCCGCCTCCTTCTGGGAGACCGTGGGCGCCGCCTCGATAGCGGCCATGGGGTCGCTCCTGAAGGGGATGGCTGCCCGCGCGTTTGGCGACAAGAACTCCGCGTCCACCGCCAAGGGCGTCTGAGCACAGCACAACGGAGGCACCACCGTGGACGCTGCGACCATCGGCGCGGTAGCGACCATCGTCGTCGGGCTCGCAGCGGCCACGGCCGCCGTGATCGGACAGCGCAGCAACGCGAGGGCGACCCACCAGGGCGTCGTCATGACCGGGTACGGCGGGCTCGTCAATGAACTCCAGGAGGAGCGCGCCGACCTCCGGCAAAAGCTCACCGAAGCACACGCCGAACTCGCCCGCGAACGCGCAGACCAGGCCGCATTACTAGCCCGCATCGCACACCTCGAAACCGAGATCGCCACCCGCGACCGGCAGATCGCCGACCTGACCGCCGCCCGAGGATGGCCGTGGCCGCCAGTGTCTTCCAG